TTTCCGATGCTTACCGGTTCGTGGGCGTCGATGGCGGGGCGATGGACAACGAGCCGCTCGAGCTCGCGCGCACGGTCCTCTCCGGCGCCTTCGGCAGGAACCCTCGCGAGGGACACAAGGCGATTCGCGCCACCGTCATGGTCGATCCCTTCCCTGAAATGCCGAGTCTGGGCCCGGCGGACCTCGACGGGGTCAATCCGGTCTCGGCCTTCCTGGCGCTCACCAATGCATGGAAGTCGCAGGCTCGGTTCAAACCGGTCGACCTGGCGCTCGCCAACGCCGACGAGATCTACAGCCGCTTCCTGATCGCGCCGAGCCGCAAGGGCGACACGGACGTCAGCAACGGCTATCACCTGGCGAGCGGGCTGTTGGACGGCTTCGGCGGCTTCCTTTCGCGAGAGCTTCGGCTCCACGACTATCTGCTCGGACGGCGCAACTGCCAGATCTTCCTGTGGCGATATTTCGTGCTGCCCGACGACAATCCGCTCTTCGCCAGCTGGAATCCCGATATCAAAAAGGAGTACGCCGTTACCTTCGCGGGAGACCCGCGCACGTTCCTTCCCGTCATCCCGCTCGTGCGGATGCGGCCTGCGACGGCCGAAGAGCCGATCCCCGCCTGGCCCAAGGGCGCCCTAAACCCGGCGGCGGTAGCGGACGCCGTGACGGCGCGATTCCACGAGCTCTATTTCCGGATGCTCGACATGATGAATGTGGGCTGGATCAAACAGACCTATCTGGGCCCGCTGCGCCGCGCGCTCGAGGGGAAGCTCAGGGACTACGCCCTAACCGCGCTCACCGATGCGATGAAGAAACGGAATATGTGAAGTTGCCCGTGAGCGCCGCGTCCGGAATCGCGCTTCCGAAATGCGCGGTCGTCCGGCCGCCGGGGCGGCGGTCAAACGACACCGCTCAAAAATGAATCCCGATCTTCGGCAGCGCCCACACCGCGACGAGATAGAGCGTAACGGTGACCAGGCACGAGGCCAAAAGCGCCGGCCAGAACCCGATGTCGTGCCTCAATAGGGCGGGGAAGACGAGAAACATCGGCAGGGTGGGCAGAACGAACCAGAACGTGGATTCGGAAAGGCGGGCGATCTGCTCGGCATCCCCCGTGTCGCGCCAAAGCCAGATGATGGCGAGAATCGAGATGAGCGGCAGCGAGACGACGAGCGCGCCAAATGCGGGGCTGCGCCTCGCGATCTCGGAGACGGCCATGATGATGAAGCCCGAAAGAGCCGCCTTCACGACGAGGTACATCATCAAATCAGCTTACCTCCAAGGGACATGCGGCGGAAAGACCCGCAGGGTCACGGGAATTGCCCCAAGGTTCGCGCGGCCTCGGATCACGTTTTCAGGGCGGCGAGCTGGCGGTCGTGGAGACGGCTCAAGGTGGCAAGGGCGACAATGGCGCCGACAAGCGCCAGAAACAAGTCCCACTGCGTGTCCCAGGGGTCGCCCTGCAAAGCGAGATAGAAATCCGCATCGGCGCCGAGGACAAGGGCGCTCCACCATTCGATCAGCTCGAAGAACGCGGCAAAGGCGAGGCAGACCGACGCCACCACGAACGGCAACCAGGCGCCGCCCTTGAGCGGCGACCGGCGGACCAGGATCTCGCGCAGCACGATCGCCGGGATGAAGCCCTGGGCCAAATGGCCGAAGCGGTCGTAATGGTTGCGCGCAAGGTGGAAAAGATCGGCGACCCAGAGGCCGGGCGGCACGCGGGCATAGGTGTAATAGCCGCCGACGATCAGGATGACGGCATGGAGGAACAGGAGCCGGTAGGCGAGCGGCGTGAGCGGAAAGCGCCGGCGGGTCGCGATCAGGAGCGGCAGAATCACGACGACCCAGGACACCTCCATGGCCCAGGTGAGCCGGTCGTAGGGTGCGATGCCGGAGAGAACGAGGAGCGCCGCCGTGGCCGCGAAGAGAACGAGCGGCTCGGCTCGGACGGCCCCGTGCGCGCCTTCTGCCGCGCGGCCAGTCATCGGGAAGGCCTTCCCCGGCCGGTGCCGCATGCAAGCGGTCCGGGGTTGCGCGCGGCGCACAAATGGACTGGGTCAGGCGCGGCCACGGCGAAGGCGGTCATGTCCGCTTCAATCCCATCTATCGCCGGATCGGCCACACGGTTTCGTCCTTGACCTCGGGTCGGCCGCGCTCGCTTGCGGGACGGCGAGCGCGGGCGTCATCCGCACCGGCCGATGCTCCGTGTCGGCCATCTGGCAAGGTTACCCCATCGGCAGGGATCATTCGAGCGCGCGGAACGGCGCTGGCCGTCCGGGGCCGTCGGGTGGATCGCCCGCGGCAGATCAGGCGCCGGGCGGCTTCGCTTCCCCCGTGTGCTTTGGCGCTTGCGACTCCTGCGTTTCCCGCGCCTCGATCCGGCCGAGCAGCTTTTCCAACAGCCGGTTGGTTTGGGAGATCTGGATTTCGATCCGCTCCAGCCGCGCCTTGGTCCCGAACACGGCGAACGGCAGCAACACCCACAGCACGAGGACGACGATCCCGAGGATCATGGCCACGGTCATGAACGCGCCGCCGGCGACCATCCCGTCGTGCACTAGAGCCTCCGCCCGATCCAGATCACGCGTCCCAAGACCGTCACCTCGTCGGGGCGCACGGCCTCGTTGGGGGGATATTTGGGATTGTCCGAACTGATGACGATGCGCTTGCGCGCGGGGTCGGTGGTCACGCGCTTCACGTTGATGTGGCCGTCCCAGTTGATGACGTAGATGCCGTCGCGCCGCGGATTGGTCTGGCTGCGGTCGACGAGCATGTGGTCGCCGTCGTGGATCGAGGGCTCCATCGAGTCGCCGTCGGCCTCGATGACCACGAGCTGGTCCAAGGGCGCGCTGGTCACGCTCTTCAGCCACTGACGGCGGAAGGCCACCCGGGCCGCCTCGCGCTCGCGATCGAAGATCGACCCGCCGCCGGCCGAGGCGCGCAGATCGAAGCTCGGCAGAAGAGCGAACTCTTCGCCGAGACCCGGGCCCGCGCGCCCGGCCGCGGCAGCCGGCTTCTCGCCAGCGATCTCCGCCACCGAGCAGCGCAGCACTCGCGCAAGCTGCTGCAGCAGCGGCAGCGTCAGCCTCTGATCCTGGCTCTCGTAGCGCGAGACCGACACCTCGGTGACGCCCAAGGCCTTGGCGACCTGTTTCTGGGTGAGCCCCCGGCTCTCGCGCAAGGAACGAAGTTTGCTCATGTTCCCTTCTTACCATTTCGGTAAGGCCCTGTCACCTACCAAATCGGAATGCAACGCTTGACTCTTACTAACCAAGGCGGTAACAAAACGGGGCGAGATCGCCGAGGGCCGGCGCAGCGGGCGCCGACGGGAAAGACCCGGGAGGGAAGGGGCTTGAAGCTTCGCGAGTACAGGAGACGCCACCGCCTCACGCTTGTCGAGCTCGCCAGGCGCATCGGGGTTTCCGAGGGCGCGGTCTCACGCTATGAGACGGGCGCGCGCGTTCCTTGCTTTCCGGTGATGGCGCGAATCTCGCGCGCGACGGCCGGCGCGGTTTCCCCAAACGATTTCTTCGATGTGAACGGCAAGAAGGGTGGAGATGATGCCGGCCCTGTCGGAAAGGCCGACGGCGCGTCGGCAATGGCGGAGCGCCAGCGATGACGAATGCGATCGATGAAGAAGAACTCGGCGCCGATGCGGACGGCCATCCCGGCGCGGCATCGCAACCGCGGCGTGCGGTTGTCCGCGCGTCGTCAGAGCGTAGGGAAGGCCACGCGGCTTGGACTATCGAGCGCGTGAAGGAGCGACTGAAAGAGGCCGCCGACACGCTGCGCCGCCTGAAAATCGCGGGGCCCCTGAAGCCCGCGCGGCCGCGCACGAGCTGGCCCGACGTGGTGCGCAATTATTTCGAGGCCGGGCTCGATCCCGAAGGCCGGCCGCAGGAGACGCGCGTGCTCCCGGCATGCCCGAGCCCCCGCGCGATCGACGAGATGGACGAGGCCCTCGGCTGGCTCGCGGGGCTCACGCGCGAGCAGCGCATCGCCGTCTTCGCCGGCGCCATGGGGATCGGCCGCTCGCGCATTGCGCGGCGCCTGGCGTGCTCCCGTGTCACCGTCTGGAGGTACGAGACGGCGGGGCTGTTGAGGATCGCAGCGAAGCTCAACGCGTAGAGGGTGCCGCCGGGCGCCGCGCACGTTGGTCTCGGCGTTGTTGCCGCGTTCCGGCCCGGCCTATCCTTGAGGCCGATGCGGTAGCCGGAGCCGGGGCACAGGCGCGCGCCCCGCCCGCCCGGTGACGCGAATCGAACCGCCCGGTGCGCGGAACCGGTATACTGATCTGGCGGTCGGTGAAGGTTGCCGCGATGAACGGGACCGCGCCCTTCGGGAGCGAAGAGGCTGGAGAGGGAGGGTCGCGCCCTTAGCGCCGGTCACTTTCTCGTCTCCCAGCAAGAGGGAAGCGCCGCCGATCGCCGGTGTTATGCATGGATCGGCAGCCGACAACTCGAGAGGAGATATACGATGGGATATGTCCGTTTGCCGCTCGGCGGAGACGTCTGGCAAGACATCAATCCGTTTCGCTGGATCTTCCGCTCCATCGGCCAGATAAGCCTGTTCAGCATCAATGTCGGCCGATCGTCCGATCCAGAGGCCGAAGAAGCCATTCTCGACGTGGCAAGCTACGGCCGACAGCTCGGACGTATCGGAGAGGCGCTGCTTGCCGTGCTCGAACAGACGGACACGGCCGGTTACACGAATGAGCAAAAGACCGCGATCGAGGATTTCAAGACCCTGATGCGCGAGATCAGCGCGGCAAAGACGCGCGCCGCGGAGAAGAAGCGGGCCCAGGGGGCTCCTCTCCCTTCCTCATACCTGCCGGCGGCGTAGAGGTGAAGGCCTAGGCGCGCCCGCGCGGCTCGGACTGTTGGGCGGAGCATCCCCGACGGTAAAAGGCCGGCAAGGTGCCGGTCCCTGCCGCTGGCCGCGCAGCTTTGCGCAGGGCCGAAAAAAAACCAGGCGCATCGCAGCCCGCCGCTACCGCTCGGCCGCCGGGCAGGTGCTGAGACCCAGAAGACGATAAGCGGGGCACCAGCCGAAGACCGCTGTCGCAATCGGTATCAGGCCGATGAGGCCGAGCCAACGCGCGCTGCCCTCGCCCAGGAAAAACAACGCGAGCAATGCGACGCCGACCACCAGGCGCAAGATGCGATCGAGCAAGCCGACATTCGCCGTCATTTCCCCACCTCCTTCCTCGAGGACGCGGCCTCTTGCGAAAGATGAAGCGCGTGGACCTCGGGCACGAATGTGCGGCATCGCGCCAATGCCCGCGTTGATCTGCCGCAAGACCGGCGCGCCTCACTTCTCGAGCGCGTATTCCGCCGCGGGCTTCAACGCGCCGGGGGAGGAGGCCAGGGCCGCCAGGAACTTGCGGATGTTCGCGGGCGGGCCGTCGATGGTGGGCGGGCGGTCATCGTCCTTGCCGTGGGGCGAGAGCAGCACGTCGTTCTGCACCGCGACCCAGGTTTCCTTCTCGGCATCGGCCACCTCGTAGAGCGTGAAGCCCTTGTCCGACAGGCGGGCGAGGAACAGCCGGTTGGGCTCGCTCTGCTCCTCCCTCTGCAGGACGTAGAAATCGCGGCCGAGCGGCGCCACGCGCACGGCATAAACCGCCTCGCCGCCGTTCTGCGAGGTTTCGACCACGTCGTACGAGTGTGTGTTGCCGTTCCACGCCACGTCCAGGAGCGGCAGCACGTCGTCGGCCGGAACATAGCGGCCGTCCCCGATTTTTTCCACGCGCACACCATCCTCGGTCGCGACGACCGTGGCCTTCGTCTCATAGACGCACGCCGACAATAGCGCGAGAACGCCGAGAAGTGCAGCGCGCGCGGGCACGGCGTGCGCCAGGATGGTGCGCCTCTTCGCGCCGAAGACCGAGTGTCCCGTCCCAAGCATGGCATCCCCCGAAGACCCGGTCGGCGACGTTAGCTCCCGCGGCCGCCTTGCTCGGTCCGGAAGACCAGGCGAGGCCGCGCCCGGAGAGGCTGAGAAAAAAATCACGATGGCATATTCAGCGCAAGGGGCTACGGGTTCGGCTGCTGGGCGGCAGACAGGCCGGCGCCAACGTAATGCGCAACGAGTTACTTTTTCTGACCGGCCTTGATATCGAGGTTCTGGGCAGTATCGAAATCCTTCCTGATAGCTCCCCTTTTCTTACTTTCACGGATGTTTATCGGATGCCCGCATTTGGGGCAGACGACCTTGTCCATTTCGAGAAGCCGTCTGAGGACAACGTTGAACAGCTCGCGGCACTTGGTGTTCTGGCAGCGGAAGGTGTGAAAGAGCTGGTCGAAGTGGCTGACAGGCATGACGCATCTCCATCATTGATGAGAGACCACCGCGATGAGGCTGTACAGCGAAAATTTGGCTGTGAAAAAAATCCTTGCAACGGATGAAACGGATATGGTATAGGAATGTCATCACAGTGGCGATGCGCGCCCGGCGGTCCTTGAATGGCTTGCCGGGCTTTATTTTTGGCGGCTTTCCGGCCAGTTTTTCCCAAGATGGGCCGGGCTAGCAACAGCGGGCCACGCGGCCCCTGAGGCCGGCCCGACAACCGTTCCGATCGAACAGAGTCCTTTATATATGCAGTCACGGCCGCAACGGGTGCGCGTGAAGAGAAAAGGCGCGTCCGCGCGAGGGAAGCCGCGCGCGCCGAAAAAAGCGCCGGCAAAGGACAAGAACATCAGCCGGAAGAGAAAGCCGGGCCCTGCCGAGCACGGCGTGACCCGGCGAAAGGTCGAACCCGCGGCCTCGGGCACGGCCGGGACGCGATCACGAAACGCGCCGCAGCGCGGTGATGCACCGCAAGCGAAAGCATCGCTTCCGCCCGATCCGGCGCTGACGCCGCTCACCTACATGCTTCGCGTGCTGCAGGACGAAACTGCGTCGGCCGCCCGGCGCGACGCTATGGCGAAGGCCGCGGCGCCCTTCGTCCATTCGCGCGCTGGGGAACCGGAAACAAGCGGCGGGGCGACGATACTCAACGTCAAGATCGACCTCCGCGATCCGTCCTGACCGCGAAGCGGTTCTCCTTCGGGCCACCGCATCGCGGCCGCACGGCAGCGTACGGCACGCGGCACTTGCCGATCCGCGGGCGGTGTCCGGCATGCGCCCTGGCGAACGGCGGGGCAGAACGAAGAGCGGACGCGCGGGCACGGGGACGACGGGCGACGTGACGGACATCACGATCGACTACAGGGCGCCAGGAAAAGTGCTTGCGCGGTTCCTACGTTCCAACGCCTTCGTGCGCGGGATCCGCGGACCGATCGGCTCCGGCAAATCCACCGCCTGCTGCATCGAGATCGTGCGCCGGGCGTGCGAGCAGAAGCCCGGACGCGACGGGATAAGGCGCACGCGCTGGGTGGCGGTGCGCAACACCTATCCGGAGCTCAAGACCACCACCATCAAGACTTGGCACCAATGGCTGCCGCTCGCTCTCGGGCGGTGGCGCGACCAGGGGCCGCCCATGCAGCGCCTGCGTGCGGGCGACGTGGACCTCGAGGTCCTGTTCGTCGCCCTGGACAGGCCCGAGGACGTGCGCAAGCTCCTGTCGATGGAGGTGACGGGCGCCTGGATCAACGAGGCACGCGAGGTGCCCAAGTCCATCCTCGACGGCCTCACGGGGCGCGTCGGAAGATTTCCGGGCGCGAAGGATGGCGGACCGACATGGGCCGGCGTCGTCATGGACACCAACGCGCCCGACACCGATCACTGGTGGTACCGATTGGCGGAGGAAACGAAGCCCGAGGGCTTCGAATTCTTCGCCCAGCCCCCGGGTGACGGCCCGGAGGCCGAGAACGTCGAAAACCTTCCCGAGGGCTATTACGAGCGCGCGAAGAGCGGCAAGGACGAGGCCTGGATCAAGGTCTATGTCAGGGGCGAATACGGGTATGTCGCGGACGGAAAGCCGGTGTATCCGGAATACCGTGACGCCATGCATTGCCGCGACGTGGGCGTGGCCCCCGGCCTGACCGTATTCGTGGGGATCGACTTCGGACTGACGCCCGCGGCCGTGTTCGCCCAGCGCGCGGCATCTGGTCAGTGGCGGATGCTGTCCGAGCTCGTCGCCGAGGACATGGGCGCCAAAAGGTTCGCGGAACTCTTGGCCGCGGAGATGCGCGGACGGTACGCCGGCTTCGCGTTCGAAGTGTTCGGCGATCCGGCGGGCGATGCGCGCGCGCAGACGGACGAAACGACGCCCTTCCAGATTCTGCGAGCGGCGGGAATCCCGGCGCGGCCCGCCCCGACCAACGATTTCGTGCAGCGCCGCGAAGCGATCGCCGCGGCGATGAGCCGTTTGATCGACGGCGAGCCGGGCCTGGTCGTGTCTCCCGAGTGCCGTGTCTTACGAAAGGGCTTCGCCGGCGGATACCGGTATAGGCGCCAGAAAGTGGCGGGCGAGGAACGGTACAAGGACGCGCCCGAGAAGAACCAGTTCAGCCATGTTTGCGACGCGGCGCAGTACCTGATGCTGGGCGCGGGCGAGGGAAGGGCGCTTGTCCGCAGGCCCGATGATCACCGCGCGCGCCCCATGCGCACGGCGAGCAGCTATGACCCCTTTGCGTGGTGAGGACCGGCGAGCCACGCCCACGCGGCGAGCCGCCGCCTTCTTGCGCCACAGGGCGGCCACGCGGTCCACGCCGTGGCGGCGTAAGCGGCAGCGTGGCGCCGTGCCGCGCCGCCTGCAGGAGTGCGTCGCGCTTGCGCTACGGCACCACGTGATAGAGGCCGGTCTGCTTGTCCACCTCGATCCGTTCCACCAGGGAATTATCCTGGGTGACGATCTCGGCGATGATGGTGTCGCGGCCCTCCATGATCTTGCCGAGCTTCAGATGCGGGTTGCCCCAGGCGGCGAGCCAGCGTTCGATCGCCGCCTTCACGTCGTCGATGCTCAGGTTGAAGCTGGGCATGATATAGCCCCAGCCGGGCCCCATCATGCCGAGCCCCATCATCCCGGGCCCCGTGATCCCGGGCCCGGTCATGCCCTGGCCCAACGCGTCGGGGCTCATGTGGCTCGGGGTTACGGTTCCGGTACCCATCGTCTTCTCCGGCGGGTTTTGGCCGACGTCCTGCGCCAAGGCCGTCAACGTCGTGGCCGCAAGGAGAGATGCGGCCGCCGCAAGGACATGCACAGTCTTTCTGGTTTGCATGATTTGTTTCCCTGTTTTGTTGGCGTCGGGTCTCCCCCATGCCAGGCGCCGGAAAGCGCGCGGTGCAAACGCGCGCGGTAACCGAGAACACGTACGTTCGGCCGCGCAGTCATGCAATGCGGTGGATCAATGCAGGGGGCAGGCGCCCGCAGCACAGCGCGCGGAGGTGCCGCGCGTGACCGCGCGCATGATGTGCCGCCCCGAGAGACGTGGCTCGGAGGCGCTCCGTGACGCTTATCGAGCCGCTGGCGCTTGAGCCGATCCTTCATGTCGCGCGGAACATGCGGGCCGAGGACCGGCGCGAGATCGAGGCCACCCGCTGGCACTTCGACCCCGAGCGGCTCGCTCTTGAGACATTGGCCTCGGCGCGGTTCGGGTGCTGTGCTGCGCACGATCTCGAGCCTGTGGCCGTCGTCGCCGCCATCGAATATTGGCCAGGGTTCTATTCGGTCGGCATGTTTGCGACCGACAAGTGGCCCAAGGTCGCGCTTTCACTCACGCGCTGGGTGAGGCAGCGCATGAGCGCGCAACTCCTTGCCGCCGGCGCGCACCGGATGGAATGCCGCGTCATCGAGGGGCACGGCACGGCTATGCGCTGGCTCGAAAGCTTGGGAGCGGTGCGCGAGGCCGCGCTGGTCGATTGCGGCCGCAACCGCGAGACCTTCTACCTCTACGCCTGGAGATTGAGCGATGTGCCTTCCCGGACTGTTCAGCTCACCGAAACCACCGCCTCTGCCGCCGCTGCCGTCAGCGCCGGGGCCGAGCGCGGCTGAGGTTCAGGCAGCGGCGCTCGCGGAACGGCAGCGGGCGGCGCGGGCCCGCGGCATGGGCGCGAACATCCTCACCAGCGGTCTGGGGGACACGAGCCAAGCGCCCGTCAGCGCCAAGACGCTGCTGGGGCAGTAGTCCTCCTTCGCTGACCTTGCTTCGCCCACCTTCGCTCTTCGACCTTCTGCCGGCCCGCCCGCCGTAGCCGAGGCGAAGGCGGGAGCTTCGGAGAATAAAACCATGTGCGTTGCCGGCGCGGCATACAATTCGATTGCGTTTACGCCCCCGCGCGGCTCCCCCGCCCCTCCGCCGCCGGCCGACTACGCGCAGCGGGCACTCCAACAGGCGCAAAAACGCATTCAGCCCGGGGCCGGCCCATACGCTGCCCAACTTGGCGCGGCGGTGAAGGTGGCGACCGACCGGCCACCCGCCTTCAGCGGACCCAGGTCCGCCAAGCACCTGCTGGGCCAGTGACGAGGAGGTAAGGACATGGCAGTAGCAAGCGTGAGCGGGCAGTTCACGGGGACCGGCGCCAGCGCTTCCGTGGCGCTCTATGGGAAGTTCAACGTCTCGGTGCAGGGCTTTGGCACGGCGACCGTGGCATTGCAACGCTCCTTCGACAACGGGTCAACCTGGAACACGGTCGAGAGCTACACAGCGCCGACCGACAAGGTGGGCGAGGAGCCGGAGGCGGGGATCCTCTACCGCCTCAACTGCACGGCCTACACGTCTGGCACCATCGCCTACCGGCTGAGCCGCTGAGATGTGGCCCTTCAAGCGGAAGGACAAGGCGTCAGCCTTGCTCGGCATGAGCGGGCAGGCCTTGCACGTCAACCCGGCCGGCGACGACCGCGCCACGATCGACCGCCATATGATGCGCAACGCGCGCATCCGGCAACGCCTCTCGGAGCTCGATCCGGTCAAGGACGCGGAGCGCATCAAGCGGCTCGAGGCCGAACTGCATCTGCGCGAGGCGGCGCTCGGCGTGAGGGGCCTGTCCGCCGAAGCCGCGGCGAAGGCGGGGAGATAACCGATGGCCTGGACGCTGTACGACAAGTTCCGCAAGGCACAGTTCGATCAGGTGAACCCCGTCGATCTCGACACGGACACGCTCAAGATCATGCTGTGCACGTCGCTTTATGCGCCGAACCAGGCGACCGACGGCTTCAAGAGCGATGTGACCAACGAGGTCTCGGGGACGAATTATACCGCCGGGGGCGCCACGCTCACTGGCCAGACGGTCACGCTCTCGTCCGGCACCGTGACCTTCGACGCGGCCGACGTGACCTGGCTACAATCCGGAACCGGATTTACCGCCGCGCGCAAGGCCGTCCTCTACAAGGACACCGGCGTGGCCAGCACATCCCGCCTCATCGCCTACGCGGACTTCGGCGCCGACAAGGGCAACGTCTCGGGCGACCTCACGCTCCAGATGGACGCCTCCGGCATCATCACGAGCCCGTAGAGGCAGAGCCATGGATTACGCCATCCTCAAGGCCGAGATCACCGATGATCCGCTCGGTCGCGGCTATGCCGCGATGACGGATGCCGAGGCCGCCGCGAGCCTCAACGCGCCGAGCCGCACGCGGCCGGTGACGTGCATCGATCCCGCGGTCGCGCTCAAGGCCTGCGTGCCGAGCGAGTTCAAGGCGCTCGCGACCGCGGACAAGCAGACCTTCCTCGGCGTGCTCGCGATCGGGCCGGTCGATCCGTCCAACGCGACGATCAAGGCCATCTTCGCCGACATCTTCGCGGCCGGCACGACCACGCGGGCCAACCTGCTGGCGCTGGCAACCGAGCCATGCTCGCGCGCCGAGGAACTTGGTCTCGGCGTTCTCTCGGCGGGTGACATCACAAGGGCGAGGGCGATCTGATGGCAACCGGCGACACGAAGCTCGTCTATGGGTCTTCGGCGGCTTACACGCTGACGCTGGAGAGCCTGGCGCACGATGCGAATCTGCTGGCAGGCCGCGAGAGCACGGCGGTCGATAATACGACCAACAAGTACCTCGACTATCTGATAGGCGGAAAGATCAAGCTCGGCACGGGCCCCACGGCGGGCGGCGTCGTCGAGGCGTGGGTCTATGCGTCCGAAGAGGACACGCCGACCTACCCGGATGTGTTCGACGGAACGGACAGCAACGAAAGCGTGACGAGTGCCAATGTGAAGTATGCGGGTCTCGCCTTGTTGGGCACGGCGGTGGCTGACGCGACGACCGGAGAAGTGCTGTGGTTCAAGCCGCGCAGCTTGGCGCAACTTTTCGGTGGCGCGGTACCGAAGTACCACGGCATCTTCATCGTCCACAGCACGGGCGTGGCGTTGGACGCCAGCGCGGCCGGCACCTTCTGGTACACGCCGGTTTACGCGAATGTCGCCGCTTCGTAGGAAGCGGCTATGGCAATCATCATCCTCCCGAACCGACGGCGCGAGAAGCCGTGCGGGCCTGTCGAGGTTGATCGTGGCAACCCGCAGTCGTTAGGGCTGCTGAGCTTATGGACGTGGCTTAGAGATCGCGGGACTGCCGAAGATATCGTAAACAGGAAAGCCGTTGCGGACTTTGCGAATCCCGGCAGAATCTTCGACAGTAAAGCGTATCCGGGCTTTGAATATCTAAGCGCGTCCACACAATACTCTACATTGGATAGCCTGATCGCCGGGAACCCGACGACCACTCCTTTCACGATCTGCGGGACGATGTATTGGATGCCTGGCGGGACTGGCACCGTCCCGATCCGCGACTGGACGGATGCTGCCGGCACGGGGACGTTCCTGTTCAACGGCTCTCCTAACTTAAAGCTTCGTTGCGGCGGTACGACGTTCGACACGGGCAAACCAGCGTCCGACTATCAAAACAAGTGGATAGACTTCGCCATCACGAATAACGGTTCGTCCGCTCGTTTGTATATGGATGGCATGGACGTAGGTGGCGGGGCGCCTGGCACGTCGCCAGTCGCGAGCCCGTGGGTTATCGGCAAAAACGGCGCGGTGGTCGGGCAATATAGCAACGCCCGTTTTTCCGAGATTCGGCTTTACAATTGGGGCCTGCCGCCATCGCTCGTGTGGGACATGCACATGGAGCGGGCCGCAGTCTTCAAGCCCCTCGTGCGCCGGACCTACGTTTTTGGTCTGCACCCGACCATCATCCAGATCGCCAAGGCCTCGTTCGGATACGCCGGAAAGGCCGCAACCACCAACGCGCGCGAGAACGTCGGCGTGACGAGGGGCGCGTTCGCGTTCTCCGGCCGCGGACTCGTCGTCAACGCCCGCGAGGTCCTGGCAGTAGCCAACGCCGCCTTCTCGTCGACGGGGCGGGCCGTGAGCGCGATCGTCCAAAGCGGTCAGACGATGCTCGTCAACGCAGCCCGTTTCGTCTGGTCCGGCGCCGCGCTCCTGGTGCCGGGCGCGGGCACGGACTCGTTCACCTGGCTTCCTTGGATCCGGACACGGGATCGTGTTCGGGCCTCGACAACCGTTCCGAAGGATTGAAATGGCCGACGATCTTGCCAAGGACATCATCCGGCGCCAGGAAAGGCTGAAGGCCGAGCGCGGCGTCTTCGAGGCGCACTGGCAGGAGATCGCGGAGCTCGTGCACCCCATGCGCGCGGACTTCGTCGGCCTGCGCACGCCGGGCGAGAAGCGGTCGCAAAAAATCTTCGACGGCACGGCCGGCTTGGCGGCGCAGAACCTGGCCGCCGGTCTGTGGGGGATGATCACCAATTCGGCCAACGAGTGGTTTGCGCTCCGAAGCGTCGACCACGGCCTGAACGACGACCGCGAGGTGAAGCTGTGGCTGGAGGCGGCGGGCCGCCGCATGCGCGATGCGTTTGCGGCGGGCGGACAGCGCTTCTACGCCAAGGTGCTGGAGCTCTATCGCGATCTCGCCTGCTTCGGCACGGGCGTCTTCTACGTCGACGAGGACGCGGAGCGGGGGCAGCTCCGCTTCTCGTGCCGGCACCTGGCTGAATGCTTCATCGCCGAGGATTCGACCGAACGGGTCGACACGGTCTATCGCCGCTTCCGGTTCACCGCACGCGAGGCCGTGCAGCAATGGCCGGGCAAGGTGAGCGAACGTGTCGCGAAGGCGGCCGAGAAGGAGCCCGACAGGGCGTTCGAGTTCATCCACGCGGTCTTCCCGAACGACGAATACGACCCGCGGCGGCGGGACGGTCGGGGCAAGAAGTTCAAGTCCTGCTACGTCGAGATCGAGGGCGGGCGGCTTCTGTCGGAGGGCGGCTATCACGAATTTCCGTACATGGTGCCGCGCTGGTCCACGGCGAGCCAGGCGGCATACGGCGACAGCCCCGCGATGCTGGCGCTTGCCGACGCCAAGATGCTGAACGCCATGAGCAAGACGACGATCGTCGCCGCCCAGAAGGCCGCCGATCCGCCCTTGCTCGCGCCCGATGAGGTGGCGGTGCGGGGCATCCGCACCAGCCCCGGCGGCATCATCTACGGCGGCGTCGACAGCCAGGGCCGCGCGCTCTACCAGCCGCTCGTCACCAATGCGCGCATCGACATCGGTCTCGAGATGGAGAACCAGCGCCGCGACGCGGTCCGCGAGGCGTTCTTCTTCTCGCTTCTCATGATGGTGCAGCAGCCGAATGCCTCTGCGACCGAGGTGCTGGCGCGGCAGGAAGAGAAATTCCGGCTGATGGGGCCGCATCTGGGGCGCATCCAGTCCGAGTTCCTCGACCTGCTCCTCGACCGGGTCTTCAGCATCATGCTGCGCGGGGGCGCGTTTCCGCCGCCGCCGCTTGCGCTCCTCCTCAACCCCGAGCTCAAGGTAACGTATGTCTCGCCGCTCGCCCGGGCGCAAAAGGCCTCCGAAGGGCAGGCGATCGCGCTGACGCTGGCAACGGTCAAGCCGCTTGCGGAGGCCGACCCGGGCGTGATGGAGAATTTCGATTTGGACGCGGTCACGCGAACGGTGGCCGAGGCCTACGGCTTGCCGGCGCGGCTTCTGCGAGCGTCAAGCGACGTCGCCTATCGCCGCCAGCAGAAGCAACAGGTGGCCGCCATGGCGCAGGCGGCGCAGCTCGCCAACCCCGCCGCGCGCGCGGTCAAGGACCTGGTGCAGGCGAACGAGGCCTATCGCGCCGGGCTCTCCTCGACGGCGGCGGGCAGGCTCGAGCCGCCCTCGGCCCGGTCGGTCCTGGGCTCGTGACGCCAGCGGGTGCGTGACGTGAAAGCCGGCGTCAGATGGCTCATCGGCCTCTTTGGGGCCGAGCGCGGGCGCGAGGTGGCGAGGGCCTACCGCCAGGCGTTCGCGAAGGAGTCCCCCGAGGCCCGGCTCGTGCTGGCCGATCTCGCACAATATTGCCGCGTCGGTGCGACGAGCTTCGTGCCGAACGATCCGCACCAGACGGCCTTCAACGAGGGCGCGCGGGACGTGTACCTGCACGTCTGCGAGATGGCCGGCCTTCGCCCCGACGATTTCCCGAAAACGATGGAGAGACCCGAGCATGATTGACGTAGCAGGGTCCGCCGACGCCACCACTGGCGCGGCGGTTGGCGCGAGCGCGTCCGTCCCGGCGGCGGGCGCCGGCGGCGGGGCGCATTTCGCAGGCGCCGCCGGCACGGCGGATTGGAAGGCCGGCCTGCCCGACGAGATCCGGGCGCACCCGGCGCTCGCCCAATTCCGGGACGTGGCGGGGCTCGCGAAGGAGCACGTGAATCTCCAGACGCTGATCGGCCGCAAGGGCGTCATCCCGCCCACCGACCGCGACGCGCCGCACCTCTGGGACCGCTTCTACAATTCTCTGGGCCGGCCCGAGACGCCGGACGGCTACGGCTTCGGGCCGCCCGCGGACTTGCCCTCGGGCCTTTATTCCGCCGACATGGCGAAGGCCTATTCCGAAGCCGCGCACAAGGCGGGGCTTTCGGCCAAGCAGGCCCGCGCCCTTCACGACTGGTTCGTGGGGACGACCGCGAACGCGGTGCGCGCGCGCGAAGCCGACCAGGCGCGCGAGCGCGCCGGCCTCGAGACCGAGCTCCGCATCGAGTGGGGCGCGGATTATGGGGCGAAGCTCGCCGCGGCGAGGCGCGCGGCGCGCGCCTTTTCCGACGGCGACACGCTGGACAAGCTGGAGCAGGCCATGGGCGGCCCTGCGATGCTGCGCATGTTCGCGAGGATCGGCGAGCAGATGGCCGAGGATCGGCTGATCGGCGCGGGCGGCGGCGACGCGGCCGCCGGGCCCGAGCAGGCCAAGGCCGAGATCGCGCGCATCCGCGGCGAGGCGCTCAAGGATCCGAAGCACGCGCTCAACGACCGCTTCCACCCGGAGCACGCGCGACTCGTGGCAAGGCTCGAGAAGCTGTACGCGACCGCCTATCCGGAAATCCCGGCGTAATGCACCTCTCAAGCGCGATTCGCTCCGACCGCGGGACCCGGACCTCGAGCCGACGCTGCGTGGTCACACGCCCGGGGGGCTTCGCAAGCCTCTGAAAGCAGGATCATGCCGAGGATCACGACCTTCGACCTGTCGCGCGGGCTGCCGGGCGGCGAGCGCAGCGTGCGCGCCGACCCGGCCGACTTCGGTCTTGCCGGCGAAAGCGTCACGGAGGCCGCCGGCGCGCTCACCGATCTCGGCCAAGCCCTAAGCGCAAGGCAGGCCGAGGCGGCGCGGGCGCAGCGGCTGAACGAAGCGGTGTTCGGCGCGGTGCGAGACCTGTCCGACCTGCGGGCGGGTCTCGCGGACGACGCCGAGCCCGAAACGCTCGCCGAGCGGTTCGCCAGCGAGGCCGAGGCGATCGCCGGGCGGCATCGCGCGGCTTTGGCGGGCGATCCGGCGCTGGAGCGGGCGTTTGGCTCGCTCACCGAGCCGCTGCTCGCCCGAGGCACGATCGCCGCGCGCACCGAGGCCGCGAAGGGCCAGGCCGCGCGCTTTCGCGCCACCCTCGAGTCGGGGCTCTCGGAGCTTGCCGCGCGCACGGCCGGCGCCCCGGACGGATTGACCCGCGATCTGCTGGGCCGTCAGGCGGCGCCGCTCATCCGCGCGGGCTGGGACGCGGGGCTGATCGAGGAGGGCGAGGCGGCCACCTATGCCCGCCGGTTCCGGTTGGGCGTGGATCAGGCGGAGGCTTCGCTGCTCGTGGCGAGCGACCCGGCCGCGGCGCTCTCCCGCCTTGCGGACCCGCGGGACTTCCCCGCGCTGGATGCGCCGGCGCGCGCGGCGCTGACGGCCCGGGCGGGGGCGCGAGCGGCGGCCCTGCCCGCCGACGAGCGGGCGGCTCAAGCGCGGGCCGGCCTCGCCGCGGACATCGCGGCGGAGCAGACGCGCGTGCAGACGACGGCGAGGCTTTTTTCCGGCATCGACGGCGGCACGGCGGGCCTCGCCGACATCGAGGACGCCGCGGCAACGGGCGAGATCACGGCAAGCGACCGCGGGGTGCTGATGGCAGCCCTCTACGCCAGGCGCGCGCGGGACGAACGGGACGCGGAGCACATCGCCCGCGTCGGCGCGGCGCTGCGCGGGGATGCCCCGCCGCTCGATCCAAGCCACCAGGCCGACCGCGCC